ACTGACCTTCACGGTCCACAATATCAAATAACAGGAACAACTGATGTTATATTAGATAATTCAGGTTCTTATTCAGGAATTTCTCAAAACCCATTCGCACAATTTGCAATCTCAGGTTATACTGACAACGCTGAAACACCAGCTTCATTCTCATTTGTTACTTCAATGAATAGTAATGATGCTAACTATATTACTAAAGTATTTGGTATTTCTAACTTTGGTAAGAATAGAGTTGAAACACCATTGTTTGTTGAAGAACAATTCCAAACAATGTTAACTTATGGTTATAACAAAGGTTACATTAGAGGTATTAATTCATCTTTGATTAGTTTACCAGGTTTAAGAAACCCTGTTACAACAAATACAATTGCTAACTACTTAGAACAATACAAATCACCTGAATCACCTTGGGTTGTATCACAACTTTATGGTTCAACAGTTGAAAGATTATTTAAATTTTACTCAATTGCTGATGGTAATAGTGCAAACACTCAAATCAAAATTTCAATTCAAAATATTTCATTTAACAATTTAAGTTTTGACGTAGCGGTTCGTGATTTCTTTGATACTGATGCTAACCCAGTTATTTTGGAAAAATATACTAACTGTACTATGGACCCAACAACTAATAACTACATTGCGGTTAAAATTGGTACTAGTGATGGTGAGTACGCTTTGAATTCTAAATATATAATGTTGGAAATGGATGTTGATGCAAATCCTGAATCATTACCTTGTGGTTTTGAAGGATATGTAATAAGAAATTATGGTTCTGCAACTCCTCCGTTCCCTGTTTATAAAGTAGCATACAACTTCCCTGGTGAAGTAATTTATAACCCACCATTTGGTGTTGTTACTAACCCACCATTCTCTTATACTGGTTTTGATAACAAAGCGGTATCAGGTGGTGATAGAGTAAGAAGTACATATTTGGGTATTTCATCACAAATTGGTTATGACCCATTATTTTTTGAATATAAGGGTAAACAAAAACCACTTGACTTGTGTGTTGAAAGTGATGCACCATCTTGGAACTATGTAACCAAAGGTTTCCACATGGATTCAGGAGCAACTGTTGTAAGTATTGTTACAGGTCCAACATCTGGTTCACCAGCATTTGATTGTGGTGTTGCTTCATTCCAAAGAGACCCTGAAACTTCAGCAAACCCTTACTACCAAATCCAAGCAAGAAAATTCTCTTTCTTATTACAAGGTGGTTTTGATGGTTGGGATATATATAACGAAAGTAGAACAAATACTGATAGATTCATATTAGGTGGTAGTGGATATCAAGCAGGAGCTTGTCCAACTACAAGATACCCTAACGCAACTGGTTGGGGAGCGTTTAAACCAATCGCAATCAGTAACTTTACTGACTTTGCAAATACTGACTACTACGCTTACTTGTTAGGTATTAACACATTCTCAAACCCTGAAGCAGTAAATATAAATGTATTTGCAACACCTGGTATTGACTATGTTAACAACTCAAACTTGGTTGAGGATTCTATTTCTATGGTAACATTTGATAGAGCAGATTCAATCTACATTTGTACAACACCTGATACAGCAATGTTTGCACCTGTAACAAATCCTGCTGATTTTATTTACCCAACTGAAGCGGTTGACAATTTAGATAACACAGGAATTGACTCAAACTACACAGCAACTTACTACCCATGGATTTTGGTTAGAGATACTGTAAATAACACACAGATTTACATACCACCAACAAATGAAGTTTGTAGAAACTTGGCGTTGACTGATAATATTTCATTCCCATGGTTCGCAACTGCGGGTTACACAAGAGGTTTGGTAAATGCGGTTAAAGCACGTAAGAAACTTACACAAGAAGATAGAGACACTTTGTATCAAGGTAGAATCAACCCAATCGCAACTTTCTCTGATGTTGGAACTGTAATTTGGGGTAATAAAACATTACAAATTGCTGACACAGCACTTAACAGAATTAACGTAAGAAGATTGTTATTACAAGCTCGTAAGTTGATTTCAGCGGTGGCGGTTAGATTGTTGTTTGAACAGAACGATGCTAAAGTAAGACAAGATTTCTTGGATTCAGTAAACCCAATCTTGGATGCAATCAGAAGAGACAGAGGTTTATATGACTTTAGAGTAACAGTAAGTAATTCACCTGAAGACTTAGATAGAAATACTATGACAGGTAAAATTTACTTGAAACCAACTAAAGCATTGGAATTCATTGACATTGAGTTCTTGATAACTCCAACAGGAGCATCATTTGAAAATATTTAATATTTAAATGATTAGAAAAAAAACATTAAACACCACATCGTCATTACTTGAAGGTTTTGACGATGTTGGTACGCCTGACATGAAATATTACGCCTTTGATTGGGATGATAATATCATGATGATGCCAACTAAAATTATCCTTAAAGATGAAAATGATAATGAGGTTGGTATGTCAACAGAAGATTTTGCGGAATACAGAAGTGAAATTGGTGTAAAACCATTTAATTACAAAGGTAGTACAATTGTTGGATATGCTGACGAACCTTTTCGTAATTTTAGAACTGGTGGTGATAAACAATTTAAAATTGATGCCATGAAAGGTAAACCAGGTCCCGCTTGGTCTGATTTTGTGGAAGCAATCAACAACGGGTCAATTTTTTCAATAATCACCGCACGTGGACACAACCCTGAAACAATAAAAGATGCGATTTATAACCTAATAGTTTCCGACCACATGGGTATTAATAAAGACTTATTAATTAAGAATCTTAGAAAATTCCGTGACTTTACAAATATGGAAGACAAATCGGATATGGAATTAATAAAAGACTATATGGATATGAACAAATATTATCCCGTTAGTTTTGGTACAGACGCAGGAGCTGCCAACCCCGAGGAATTAAAAGTCCAAGCAATGAAAGAATTTATTTCATATGTAAAAGGACAGGCAAAAGAATTGGGTAAAAAATTATATGTTAAAGATGATGTAAGAAATAATTTTGTTCCTAGTATTGGTTTTTCAGATGATGATTTAAAGAATGTAGAAGTAATGAAGAAGCATTTTGAAGATGAACCAGTTTTAAAGACTTATTCTACTGCTGGAGGAATTAAAACTAGATACTAAACGATGATAATTTTTAAAAAATTAAAGTAAATACAAAAATTTTTAAACAACGAGTATTTATAGATAAATAAACTAAAACAAAAAACTAAAAAGAATATACCATGGCTGATTTATTAATGAAAATGCCGGTTCCTTACGAACCAAAAAGAGCGAACCGATTTATACTAAGGTTTGACACAAGTTTAGGTATTAATGAATGGTTCGTAGAATCATCAGGAAGACCAAGTATTGATATTAACCCTGTTGAGATACAATTTTTGAACACTTCTACATATGTAGCGGGTAGATTCAAATGGAATCCAATCTCAGTTAAATTCCGTGACCCAATTGGTCCATCAGCAACACAAGCTCTTATGGAGTGGGTTCGTTTACACGCTGAATCAGTTACAGGTCGTATGGGATATGCTGCGGGTTATAAAAAGAATGTTGACCTTGAAATGTTGGACCCAACAGGTGTTGTTGTGGAAAAATGGATTCTTGAGCAATGTATGATTACAAAATCCACTTGGGATAACGTATCATATAGTGATGACAAATTAGCAGGATTGGACGTTACATTACAGATGGACCGTTGTATTTTGGTTTACTAATTTTGTATTTATTTTTATATTGATAAATTAATTTAATACGGTATATTTAACACAGGGTCTATTCCCTGTGTTTTTTTTTATGGACGAAAATTTATTACAATATGCACAACAAGAATTTAACTTACCACATGATGTGGTAAAATTACCATCTGAGGGTAAATTCTACAAATCAAAGAAAAAATCTGTTAAGGTTGGTTATTTAACCGCCGCTGATGAGAATATTATCATGGCCTCAAACCCTGATGATATGATTATGACCTTGGTTCGTTCAAAATTGTATGAACCGGATTTAAAACCTGATGAACTGTTAAACGGTGATATTGAAGCTATTTTGATATTTTTGAGAAACACATCTTTTGGTCCTGAATATAAAATTAGTATTAATGACCCTGAAACTGGAAAAAGATTTTCTGCTGATATATTGTTGGATGAATTAGATTTTAGAAGACCATCAACTAACCCGAACGAAGATGGTACTTTTGATGTTGTGTTACCAAAGTCACAAGCATCCGTTAAATTAAAACCACTTTTATATAAAGAAATTCAAGAGATTAATAAGGCCGCTGACTCATATCCTGCTGGAAGGGTTGCCCCAAGAGTGACTATGAAACTTCAAAAACAAATTTTATCTGTAAATGGTGATACAACACCAAGTACGATTATTAAATTTATTGAAGGATTACCAATTATGGATTCAAAATTCATTAGAAAATTTATTGATGAAAATGAACCAAGATTAGACCTAACCAAATCAGTTATAG